CAATGACCTCTAAGAGATCACCAACCTTGTCTAACCCGCAAGGATTGACAATTCTCGATGAGATGATCGGCTCCCTATCCCGGAGTGGTCCGGGAAGAGAAGTTACCTTCCGCCTACGACCCAAGACTGTCAGCTCTCAACTTGTTGAGTTTCTGACCAGTATTGGAGGCGAGAAGGTTAAACCGACCTTGTGGAAAGTTCCTGGGGATTCTGTCTATGAGGCCCTCTATCTCAGCCGTGCTGTTTTAGAAGTCCTCAATGATAGTCTTCCCAAGATAGGTTTCTTTCCACTGGTTGACCAGCTTTCTTTGTTTATTCAAACTAAGGACTGGCCTCGCGAATCTTTTATAAAATTCGCGAAGTACCTAACTGCCTGGCCCATGGCTAGGTACTTGCGTCAGGAGTTACCTAATACTCCTGACGGCTTTCTGTCTAATCCACTAGTCTTTAAAGGGAAGATCCGTCGTATTCTTAAGAACCGACTGGTCTCCTTTAACGATAGGAATACCCGTCTTTGGGCGGGTTTCTTGCAGGGCGTCAAACGTGGTTGTGCCGTTGTTCCCGAGGATTTTATCCTTGAGAGCATGCTCAAACACAAAGCTGCCCTGTCGGTTAAGCCCGTGGCAGATGTCCATAACCTTATGGAATATTCTACCTATTTCTATCGTTTCTTTAAAGACTTCCCCGCATCGAAACCTCGAATTGTCGAGGCTTCACCAGCGGCCTCATGGCAGGCCGCGCGCTCCGTTGGCGGAGCCCGGGAGGTCATTAGACAGACTCTTCAGGCCGATCTTTCATTTCCTGAACTCCTCGATATGGTGGAGATTGCCCCAGGGAAGATTAAGGAAGTGTACGGTGTACACGTCCCCACCCTTCACGAGGTGCGATCTTACGCATGTCTTGGAGGACAAGATGTGAAAGTATCCGCCGTGTGTGAACCTTTGAAAGTTAGGTTAATTACCAAGGGTGATTCTTTTAAGTACTGGTTTTCCAGATTTTATCAGAAAGATCTTTGGAATTACTTACAGAGGTTCCCCCAGTTTTCCTTAACCGGCCGTCCCCTTTGTATTACCGATTTAGAGTCCCTCCTGGATCGTGAGACCAAACTTGGTCTCAGTTTCCAGGACTGGGTCTCTGGTGATTACTCAGCGGCAACGGATGGACTTAACCTGTGGTTCACTAAATCAGCTTTCGAGGAGTCTCTTGTGAGATCCAAGCTATCTGAATTAGATAAGGATTTGCTTCGTGATGTTCTTTATGAACAAAAGATTCATTATCCTGAACCTATGGTTAAACTGTCTGATGGAAAACTGTCCAGCTTCGTACAGTCTAATGGTCAGTTGATGGGATCGACTTTGTCTTTCCCCATCCTCTGTACTATTAACCTTGTATGTTACTGGGTGGCGTTAGAGAGGTACACCAAGAGGACGATCGCAATGAGGGACCTCCCCGTTCTTGTGAATGGAGATGACATCTTATTCCGATCGACCCCCGAGTTTTATTCTCTTTGGCTTGAAGAGATTTCCAAAGTAGGTTTTACCTTATCTTTAGGGAAGAACTACGTCCATCCTAAGGTTTTAACTGTGAATTCACAATTATATACCTTTAGCCAGAACAGTGGATTCCGATTTCTCGGTTATCTCAATACTGGTCTTTTGACTGGACAGTCAAAATTAACCGGTCGAGATACCGCGAAGGATGCCCCAGTCTGGGCTCTCTATAATGAGACCGTCCATAACTCTGTTCAGCCGAGCAGAACTCATAGACGGTTTCTTCATTATAATAAGGAGTTAATTCTTCGAGCCTCAAATAAGGGAGAATTCAATCTCTTTGCCCCGTTTTCTAACGGTGGTCTGGGATTCAACCTTCCTGTTGGAGTTTCGAATAGTTTTACTTCTTTTCAGAGAAGATGGGCCTACTTTATCTCTAAAGTAAGGGAGGACTTTGTCGAGAAGGATGAGTTACCTCCTCGTTTTAGTCTTGGACTAGTTCAGGAGAGGGCTTGGTTTTCCCAGCCTTTACTTAAACGATATCGTCCGCGACTTTCTTTGGAACCAGTCCTTGGTCCCTATAATAAGGGAATTCTTCCTTTGCAAGACAAGGAGTACAAGTATCCGATATTATCTCAACCATATGAATTTGATCGACCTAAACTCTCTTTCAAACTCCCTCGTAAATCTACGAAGGTTTTGTTTAGAGGTATGTTCGAGTCGAATCAAATATTACGATCAAGTAATCGGGATATGTATACTCCGAGTCTTCGCCTCTGTTCTGTTCAGCGTCTCACGGACCTGGACCGATCAGAGTCGGAAAGTCCCGAATTATAATTCGGGCTATGGGGTTGGGGAAGATAATGTGGCCAAAACGGTGGCATGAGAGCCTTTCGCTTGATGCCTTAATACTTCCGTGCTAAGTGGTCGGGTATCTGTCATAAGTCGCATGGTAGGTATTCCTACCTAAACGCCGACAGACTGCACGGCCACTCTGTGTATCCTTATGAACACACATTTGGTCCATAGCCTTCCTCGATGTACAGTCGCACCTTTGCCGGGTGGTATCCCATACAATGGCACAAAAGAAGAATTTGAATAAACAATCAGGTCAGCTGGCCCGTCAAAGCCAGAATAAAACTCAGAAAGTTATACAGAATCCTGTAAACCAGTCGGCCCCGGTGGCTCGAGCTATTGCTCAGGTCACACGGGAACCTAAGGTGACCAACGGAAAACGGATGACTAAAATTATTCATCGCGAACTTGTTACTACCATTTCTGGTAATACCACATTTGCGGCGAATCAGTTTTATCTTAATCCGGGCCTGTCGGCCACTTTTCCTTGGTTATCGACTGTTGCAAATAGTTATGAACAATACCGGTTTAACCGTCTTAAGTTCGAATATGTTTCCCGGGCTCCTACATCATATGTTGGTTCCATCTTAATGGCTCCCGATTATGATGCTTTGGATTCCTCCCCATCATCTGAGGTTCAAGCCTCTATGATGGATGGAGCTATCGAGGATGCTCCTTGGAAAGATATGTGTCTTGGACTTAATGTTCAAGACATGTTCCCGTCTGGACCTCGGAAATTCGTTAGAAGTTCCGCAGTCACGGGATCCGATCTTAAGACGTACGACGCAGGTCAACTATTTTGTTGTACCGTCGCCTGTGCAGATACTTCTGCGATTGGGAAGCTTTGGGTGGATTATGAGGTTGATTTGTTCATTCCTCAGAACCCATCCACGGCTTCTTCTGGGACCGGTAATGTTGGAGGACTCGCAGCATATCAACTCACCGCTGGGGACCAGGCTCTCACTTCCGGGGTTGTTTCGACTGTTATCTTTGATAACGCGAATTATAACTCCATTGGTGTTAGCCGTTCTTCCGGCGTGTATACGTTAGTAACCGGAAACTATTTAGTCTCTGGTGTACTGACGTTTGCCGGAGGTACCTCCGCGGATGTTTATATTGCTGTGAGTGGAAAACAGGCTGGAGGCCCCATGTCCCCGGTGACTGACATCGCGTCATCACAGGTTACTGGTGCCTCTCACGCCTCTGCTGTTCCTTTCTCCTTCTATTTTGGAGTTACAGGAGCGACTTCGACCCTTGAGATTATTGTTAGTGTGACTTCTGCCGCGGGAACCTTAGTTCTCCAGGATCAGAAGTCATACCTCAATATTCTTAAGGTTCTGTAAACTCTTTGAGCTTTGGTGTCCTGATAAAGACGTTAAACTTATCCTTGGGTTCCCTATTCTACTGTTTAAGGATCAGTAGTCTAGGGCTCTTCCTCGTAGGATTTCCATGGGGGTATGTGCTCTCTGTCGCAAACATCGAGTTAGGTGTAAAAGATTTGCTCTTTCACAATCCTCGTGATGCCCAGAGGTAGCTACATACCTTCCTATGGAAGTTCAACTTCTCTTCCAATTCTCATCGAGGGTTGTTTGATCCTTCTCAAGCAATCCAGTCCGGTCAGGTACAATACCTGGTCGGGGTCCTGTTATTCCATTGTTGGAATAGCGCTCAAGAGAGACCAAACAACCCTCGATGAGAATTGGAAGAGAAGTTAGACTTCCATAGGAAGGTATGTAGCTAAATCTGAGCATCACAAGGATTGTGAAAGGGCAAACCTTTTTACACCTAACTTGATGTCTG